AATGAATATCTTCGACGGTATCGGCTGGCCTAAATAGAAGTGCCGAAAAAAAATGCCAAGTCAACGCTACTCTCGTGCCTCTCAATCTGTCACTTGCTGATGGAGGGCGAAGGCGAACTCGGGTGCATCGCGGCGAAGGATCGCAACCAGGCGGCGATTATCTTTGACGAGACAGCCGCGATGGTGAAGCGGTCGCCCGAACTGGCGGCATCGCTTGAAGTGGTCGATTCGCGTAAGACCATCGTTTGCCAGCAAACTGGCTCGAGCCTGCGAGTGATCTCCCGAGATGCCGGTGCGGCGGAAGGCCCGTCCTACTCGTTTGTCTTCTGCGATGAACTGCACGCATGGCCCGACCGAAGGCTATTTGAGGCACTCCGCTACTCGGGTCGCTCCAGGCGCGAGCCGATCCTCGCGACGATCTCAACGGCTGGCGATCGGCGTGACACGATCTGCTGGGAGCAGCACGAGTATGCCGAGCAAGTGATTGCCGATCCGAAATACGACCCCCGCTTCTACGGCAAGATTTTCGCCGCCAAAGCAGACGGGTCCGAGGACTATTTTGACCCAGCCGTGTGGCGTCGGTGCAATCCAGGCATGGGCATCACCATGACCGAGGAGAGTTTCGCTGCCGATGCCCAAGAGGCCCGCAACAAGCCCACGAAGCTCAATGGCTGGCTCAGGTATTCCGTGGGAGTGTGGACAGAAAGCACGAATAGGTGGCTTGATCCAGACAAGTGGGCGGCGTGCTCAGACGGCCCTCGAGAGCCGCTGGCCGGCAAGTCGTGCATCATCGGAATGGACTTGTCGAAGTCCACCGACCTCTCGGCCTGCGTCGCCCTTTTCCCGAGCGATGATGGAACGTTCGACGTTGAGGCGATGTTCTGGGCACCACGCGACCTCATTATGGAACGTGAGAGAACAGACCGTCAGCCGTTCCAGCACTGGGTCAATACTGGGTTCATCACGGCGACCAGCGGAAACGTCATAGATCACGGCGTCATTCGTGAATACGTGCTGGAATATGCAAAAAAACACAAGGTCGAACGGGTGCTGATGGACATGACGGGGGCAGTCCAGCTGGGAGTGGAACTGCAAGGGACGGGGTTATTTGTGGAATCATTCGGACAAGGCTTCCGCTCGATGAGCAGTCCGACGAAGTTGCTGGAGTCGCTTGTGCTCCAGAAGCGGATTCGGCATGGCGGGAACCCTGTGCTGTCGTGGATGGCCGGCTGCGTCTGCACGGAAGTAAATGCGTTTGAGGACGTTCGTCCGGTCAAGAAAAAGAGCACTGGACGCATCGACGGCATCGTGGCCTGCATCTTCGCGCTCGGCGGATGGGAAGCAAACAGCGTCACAAACTCCGCGTCGAATCCCGAAATCTTCTTCATATGATCGCACCGAACCAGCAGCACCGAATCCTATGGCTCCCGAACGAGGAGCGAATGTTTGACGATGACTCTCCGAGCCACTCGTCGGCTGGTGTGCGGATCAACTCAAGCAACGCTCACCAAGTCGCGGCGGTGTTTTCCTGCTTGCGAGTGATTGCGGAAACGGTTGCTGGCCTGCCGCTCCATGTGCTGGAGCGATCACCTGGAGGCGGCAAACGGATCGCCAAAGAACTCCCGCTCTACAAGCAACTTCACTCGCAGCCAAACGGCTGGCAGACGAGTTTTGAGTGGCGTGAGCAGGCGGTGATGCACGTTGGCCTGTGGGGCGATGCTTTCAGCGAACTCAAGGCGGGGCAGATTGTCCCGCTCCACCCGAGCCGTATGAAAATTGAGAGGCTTGAAAACGGCAATCTCCGCTACAAGTATCGAGAAGAAAAAGGCACCGAGACTCCTTACAACAACGATCAGATCCTCCAGATTCGCGGCCCGTCCGATGACGGCGTGAACGGGCTGTCGATTGTTGAGGAATGCAAGGACGCTATCGCACTAGCCCGGGCTTGCGAGTTGCACGGGGCACGCTTTTTTGCGGCCGGTGCCCGCCCCGGGTTTGTTCTTTCGACCGAGGGCCAACTCAACGCCGAGGCCCGCGAGGCACTTCGCTCGCAGTGGGACAGGCGGCACGGCGGCGTCGGCAACGCTCACAACACGGCAGTCCTCACGGGCGGACTCAAGCCCTACGACATTCCGCAGGCCAGCAACACCGACAGCCAGTTCATCGAACTGCGCCGCTACCAGTTGGAGGAAATCGCAAGGCTGTTTCGCATTCCCGGTTCGCGGCTCGGCCTTGCTCCCGACACTCCAGAGGCTGACATCGCGTTCGTCACGCACTGCATTATGCCGTGGCTGCGACGATTTGAGTCGGCGTTTACCCGCGACCTCATCGGCGACGATGACCGGTACATCGTTGAGTTTGACGTTCGCGGCCTGCTTCGCGGCGACGCTGCTAGCCGCTCGTCGTTCTATCGGGCGATGTGGGACATCGGCGTGGTCAGCACGAACGACATTCGAGCGACCGAGAACCTTGACCCGGTGGAAGGCGGCGACGTTCGCTACCGACCACTCAACATGGGTACGCTTGGAGAGAATCCGACCGCGACCGACGTGCTGGCACAGCAGCAGAAAGGCAGCGGGATCGACGGGCAGGCTGTTGCCGGTGGTCTTGATGCTGCGGCTGGCGATCAGCTCCCGCAGGCAGACGCCGCTCCAGCACAACCGGAGGCACCGCAAGTTGCGGATGTGTCGCTCAATGGGGCGCAGATCACCGGGCTCATTGCCATCATTGCTCAAGTCCCCGCTGGCCTCCTGACCAAGGAAGGAGCAGCGGCACTCATCGCTGCTTCGTTCCCAAGCATCACCGCCGATCAGGTCACGGCGATCCTCGCGGGGGTGGTGGCTGGCAATCCCGCAGGCAGCGTGCAGCCTCAGCAGGCCGCTCCTGCCCCAGCCGCACCGCTTGGCCGCTCGCTGCCCGAAGCACGGGCGATGACGGTCAGCATCGACTTTGATAGGACGTTTGCGGCCGACCCGCAGATGTGGGGCGAGTTTGCTCGCAAGGCGGTCGCGGATGGCAACACTGTCGTGATGATTTCCCGCAGGCCAGAGTCTGATCGAGAGGAGGTGATCTCATCTCTCGGCGACTACGCCGAGTCGTTCTCGCAAGTGCTGCTCGTCGGCGGCTACACGCTCAAGGCTGACGCCGCCGACGCGGCAGGGATCAGTGTGGACGTGTGGGTGGATGACTCTCCACAGACGATCACCGACAAGCAAGTGCAGCGGAGCAACGATGGCGAAGTATGACCACATTGACTTCTCGCCTCCCGGCGGCGTCCGCGACGAAGCCGCGAAGGGGCTGGCGTGGAGAGACGAGTTCAACCGTGGCGGCACGGCGGTCGGCGTGGCCCGCGCTCGCGACTTGTCGAACGGCACGAACATCTCACCCGACACCGCGAAGCGTATGGCGAGTTACTTTGCCCGCCATGCGGTGGACAAGAAAGGCGAGGGATGGAGTCCAGGCGAGGACGGATTCCCAAGTGCTGGCCGGATCGCGTGGGCCTTGTGGGGCGGCGATCCGGGGGAAGCGTGGGCAAGCAAACTGACCAAGCAGATTGACGCGGCAGACAACAACGGCAGGAGCACAATGATGAACATCGAACGACGTTCGCTTTCCATTGACGAGATTGAGTCTGACATCCCGCTTCTCGCGGTGGAGACTCGCAGCGAGGAAGGCAGCGACGATTCACGCGAGTGGGTTGTCGGGTACGCTGCCAAGTTCGGCGTGCTGTCGCTTGACTTGGGGGACTTCGTGGAGCGTCTGGACCCCGGTGCTTTCAACCTCGTCTCCGAGCGGCGTGGCCGCAAGAAGCCGCTCCAGACGCGAGCACTGTGGAATCACGACCCGAACTTCCCGCTGGCCCGCTATCCCGAAACTCTAAAACTCACCGTGGACGATGTTGGCTTGCGGTATGAGTTCCCAGTCCCCGACACGTCCTACGGCAAGGACATCGCGCAGAACATCAAGGCCGGAATCGTTCGCGGATCGTCATTCGCCTTTCAAGTCGGTACGGGAGGCGACGAGTGGAGCGTAGAGGACGGCCGCAGCGTGCGGACGATCAAGCGAGTTGACTCGCTGATCGACGTGTCGCCAACGACATTTCCTGCCTATCCAGACTCGGACGTGGCGGTGGCGAAGCGGTCCTACGACTCGTTTCGGAAGTCGCTGTCCACGATTCGCGAATCGCGGACAAATGCAGCGTCAAAGGCGAACGAACTCCGCGAGTATCTCAAAAAGCATGGCCGCTAAGGCGGGCGACCGCTGCCCGAAATGCCGCGACGGCAAGCTGCTTGTCGCTTCAAGCCAGCGGCACGGTGTGTACCAAATCCGGTACTTGCGATGCCGCTGCTGCGGTGCGACTGACAAGCACATC